GTGTCACCAGTGCCGCTAGTGTCACCAGTGCCGCTAGTGTCACCAGTGCCGCTAGTGTCGCCAACAGTTAACGTCTCACCTGTGTTATTAGAGTCTCTAGTAGTATTAAAGGTGTCACCTGAAGCAGCATTAGCAGCCGCAGCAGCATTTTTTTCAGCCTGTGTCTGGAACGGCCCTGTAATGACGTTAGTGTCTTGTTTAGTGCTATCCAGTACATTAGCAACATTTAACAAACCACTAGTAATAAGATCAATGACATTATTGTTAGTAGTTGTAGCGGTTCCTGTAGTAGTACTAGCAGCAGGGACAGTAGTAACAACAGCGTCTGTTTTTTTGTTTACAGTTTCAATGGCTATTTTCTCGTTTTCAGGAAGATTTTCTATATCCGTCATGTCTATATCAAAGGTTTCCCCAGTAAGGACATTCTCGAACACCATTGTGTCAGCGCCTAATTCTGAAGTCCTGATCCAACCTGTAATGTCTATGTCACCTTCTATTCCTGTGATAGACTTAACTCCGCTAGTGTCAGTAGTTGTAGTATCTCCTATGCCTGCCGTAGAGCCTGCTGACACTGTTGAATCAACAATACCACCACTAGTACCCATTAAGTCCGCATCTGGCTCTAACGAGCTTGTAGAGCCTTCTAGAGGGTCTGTAGCGTCAGCTGCGGCTGTGCTTCCACCGCCTCCACCGCCTGCTGCAACATCAACAAACGGCTGATTGCTGCCTACAGTTAAACCTATTAGTTCTGATGTTAAGTCTCCACGTGTGTTCAGCGTCTCTGCTATCTGCTCTGGTGTTACATTAGCTGCTCTGGCTTGCTCTATAGCATCTAGTATTAATTCACCTGCGCCTTCTCCTACACCGCCTAAAACTGTGTTAAGACGCTCTTGCCCTGCATACAAAGCTGCTTCTTCTGCGGTCATTGGTGTTGCTTGTAGTCCTTCTCCACCACGACCTAGAATCTTTGAAAAGGCAAGCCCTGCAAGCAAACCTGCCGGATTAAACGACAACAAACTTCCAAGACCACCTGATAACAGACCACTACCTTTAGCTACTGTATCAATTAAAACAGGAGCAGCACCAGAGCCTCCAGTGAGTAAGCTAGTAGCAGCAGGTACGTTAGTATATTGTGGGTACTGTAATGGCATAATAATTCCTAAGTGTTTCGCTCTACTTTGTTAACCTTCTCAAAGGAGCGTAAGCCGCCAAGACCGAGCATACCCATCAACACAGGTAACATTGTAGCAAGGTCAATCATAGGCACTTCAACGCCTGTCTCTAACAGATTCAAAGTCATGTTCACAAAAGGTATGATGAGAAAGTTACCTGCCATACCCAACACACAAACCCATCCACAAGCAAGTCGCCATCCGGCTACAAACATACTGTTATGCTTAGCTTCGACCTTGTTAATCTCTAGCTGTGCTTTGACTTGCTCGTTCGTATGACGCTCTGCCATAGTCGCAATGTCATGAGCTAGTTTTTCTTTTAAGTCTTTATCGGGTATTGCCTTGTCTAACAAGTCAGACACTGGCCCGATTAATGAACCTAACATTGCTAACATCTAAGCCACCGCTAACACAATAAGGATAAAAGCAGCTAATAAAATAGCAATAGTAGCTTGCTCGTCAGTCGAACCCATAAACTTAGCTTTTACAAACTTACCTATGATTTTAGCATACTTCATATACTTATGTCCTGTTATTTAGTACTGTTAGATTCGGTTTAACGTCTTCTTCAGGCTCTATAATAAAATAGTAAAGCTCTAACAACTCTTCTATGTTGTAATTGCCTGCTGTAGCTCTGACTAACTCAAGCATCAATGTCTGCTTAGCCTCGTCAAGAGTCATTAGTATGTACCACCGTCAATAGTAGACAAAGTAAGTGTACCAGTGGCTGTTAAGTTAGCTACTGTTACTGTGCCTGTGAACGTAGGAGATGCTGAATTAGACTTACTGTTTACTGCAACAGCGATAGCGTCAAACTCAGCACCAACTTCAGTACCTTTAATTACTTTAGCAGGGTTGCCGCTGACCATTGCGTCTTTAGCTGCAAAGTTAGTTATCTTAGTGTAATTACTCATTAGACAATCCTTCCTAGTAATGCGTGTATGTTTATCTCTTGTAGAGCAATAGTCTTGCCTTCTACTGTTGTTTCTACGCCTACAGCTACCACAGTTCCTTGACCGCTAGTGTTAATCTTTTGACGATTGATAAGAGCAATAGACGACGAATACTCAGCCTCTGTGTTAAATTCTGAGATGTTGTACTGACCTACGTTAGACTTAGGCAGTATATACGCTTGCTTAGTGTACGCACCAGAGTAGTCATAAGCCCAGTTAAGCACTACAGTAGCTTCAGCACCGTCAAACGTAGTTAAGTTTATCTTCTTTAAGAACTTGAGCTTAGATGTGTCACCAAAGCTCAACGGATGGCTAAAGTAGCTGAGCAAGTAACCAGTGGTGTTGTCTGTAAAGCCTGAGTAACTAGCTACACCTGTCTTAGAGCCTATGTACAACGCCTCTGTTGATGTAGTTGTAAAGCACAGCGGGTTAATGTGCGACCATGTAGTTGCTCTGTAGCTGCCGTCTTGTAGCGGAAACCGTGTATCAAAGCAGTAGACAACACCTAGTTCTTGGAAGTTAAGCAGCACAAACGCCTCACGAGGAGAGTAGTGCATACTGATGTTACCTGTCTCTGCTATAAACAGTGACTTAATGTCGTTGTTTACGTTCTTAGAGATGTCACCAATAGGCGCTGACTTCTCTTGTATTGTCCTAGCAAGGCTACGCACACCTGAGTCATCTAAGAAGATCAAGTCTTTACCAGTAGACACAACAGCGTCTCGTGACACACAACCTACGTTAGAAATTGTATCGCTCAGCGTCATAGTAGCCGGATCGTCTGCGCCTGAGTAGATAACTATAGAGCTACGACCAAAGATGACTAGGAAGCCGTTGTGAGCCGCTAGAGCAACGATAGTGTCATACCCTGTAGGCCACACCTTAGTAATGTCAATCGAGCCTGTAGAGCCTCCTGTCCAATGTGTACCGTTAAGCAAGTCAGACCAGTAGATTGTAGACTTGTCATTAGTAAAGTCTGCTACCCATAACCTACCAAACGCTGCTAGACACTCATTACCCTGTGGCGGTGTGCCTGTAGAGTGTGCATGAGCAGACATTGTTTCAACTGTACCTGCATGGTCAGAATACAGCAGCGGTTCTTGACCACGCTGAAACATAAACATATGGTCATTGAACGATACAAACTTCCAGTTGTTAGCAGCAATAGTGTAAGACGAAGGTGTTGCGTCTACTAATGTTGTAGTGCCTTTAAATATCTTGTTGTTACCTGCTGATAAGAATGTTACATCTCCGTCTTCAGCAACAAACTCACCCATAGACTCAATGCCGTCAGAGCTACCAAGAACAGCAGGGCCGTTAGTAGTAAGCACGGCATAACCCTTACGAGAGGCAACTCTGCCTTCTTTGTCAATTACACAGTTATCAGCAACAGCAGCAAAGCTAGGCTCTTGCGCTAGCGGAGCATCTTGTGTGTTGATGCCTGCAAATCCCGGAGCTGTAATTGTAATGCTCTGTAGTTGTTGAGCCATTAGAGTTCCTTATACAGCAACAAATGTGGTGTCTTCTGCATACTTGTTAGCGTCAAACGCTACAGCATCAGACAACGTAGCATCAGCTATAGCAAACTGCTCTGCTGCTGACTGACCGCCTGTCTCGCCACGCTCACGTAACGCCATAGCCAAAGCAAGCTGTAACACAGGGTTGTACGGTACTTTCAATACATCAGCGTCTGCTGTTAAATCAGCCTGTCTAGCAAACGCATCAAAGAACAAGCTATAAATGTTGTCAGGCTGTGGGTACACTTGTACAGTAATGTCGCCGTTAGCGTCTGTACCAGTAAAAGCAAACTTAGAAGGAGAACCCGCAGCAGGCGTCATTAGTTTATAATACCTGTTCATTTCTGTTCTGTTGCTAGACATAAACCTAGTCTTGCTTGTTGTGTTCAACGCTTCTCTTACTTCTACTTCTTGTCCTGCGTTTGTTAGAGGATACACAGACGTACCGTTAACTGTGTCAAAGTCAATAGAAACACGCAAAGCAGACCAACTATGTGAATCTTCTACAAGCTGTTTAGCGTCATTAACAAAGTCTCCAACTAAAGCTGAATAACTTGTCTCTGCTACTGTGTCTACTTGGTTTTCACGAAGCCTGCGTAGAACACTGTTTACTAGTTCTAAATATGTCATCCTAGTTTCCTATGTATGTAAAAACAGCGCCTATGCTTGCAACAAGTATTATCCAAAGTAGACGCTCCATTGTCCTTGCACTGGCTATGTTTTCAGCTAAACAGTCCATCTTATTCTCTATAGCGTCTACTTTAGTCTCAATATGTGACTGCCTATTAAACACAGTGACAAGTCTTTCTTCAACACGCGCTAAGGACACGATAGCTTCTTGTAATGTGTCAATCTTCTTTTCTACTCTGCTTAAACGGTCTTCCATTTTTTAACTACCTTTTTAAACTGCTAAGGTTCTACAGGCCATGTAACTTCGTTAGGAAAGCCTTCTTGACCTGTAATGTCACGCAGCGCCTGTCGGTAGGTAGCCATATTGGTTGCCATAGTTACGTCAGACATTCCTGTCCAATCAGTCTCAGCTAGTTTGGCATCACGAGTAGTTCGGACGTTTGCCGCAGCAGTTGCATCGAGCCTTGCCTGATACGCTGTCTCATGCTCAGCCTTGGTCGTGGTAACGCCGTCCTCCGTCGTGTCGGCAAACATATCTGTTTCTGTGTAAGACTCTACCCAGTTACCGTTTGCGTCCTGCACTGCACCGTTACGACCTACTTGCTTGTAGGCTGCGCTTGGCTCAGGCTTAGGAGCTGCGAGTACAGGATCTATGCCTAAGAACGCGCAAGTGTCTGCGTCCCACACTCGTGGCAGTGATGTGTTGCTGTGCATTCTTCTAACGTCGCCTTGAGTTTTGACTTCGCCAGTTGATTGAATACGATATTCCATAGTGCTTTCCTTATGCTATTGCTAAGAAGATGTAAGTGCCGCCACTGGCGTTAAGCGCAGCAGGAGCAGATGATGTTACGGTAAACCCACTGGATAGCGGGTCAATATAATCGGTGTTAGTGACTTCTGCCGCTGTAGAGTTCAAGAGCAGATACGGATCGTTACCTGCAACAATACCTCTCGCACTGTCCCAGACGTACCAATCGCCAGATGCGTCTACACGAGTGATAAGGACAAATCTAGCACCTGCCGAGAAACCACAATCTACGTTTAGGTCTGAACCTGTGCCTGTGTAGCTACCTACTTTACTGACTCCTGCTAGTGTAGCGAAGAGATAGCAAGCAAACGGGCCATCACTTTGATTTATCATAGTAAAGTTGGTGGCTGTAGGTTGTGCGCCTAACAAATTATAATTAGCTGTATAAGCCGTATTCAAACCTTGACCAGATACACTCGTAGAATTTAACCATTTAGAAGTCATTGTTGTTGATGTATGGTTTGTAGATACTGACCAATTATTCCCTGTATATACTGTTCTACGAATAATTATAAACTCAGGGACAACACCAAGATTGTGTGGGTTTGCAACAGCAGGATTTGACGCATTAGCTATCACCACATCAAAAAAGCCCGGAGCGCGTTTGAATAGCCACTGTATATAGGATTTACCGTTTTCATTGGCAAAACCATTGCCATCAGAGGTCAAGGAAAGGCCATCCATATCAAACGAAGTAATAACCGTTTGGGTGTTTTCTGCGTCTGTCTGTGAACTTACTAATCTTTTAGGCACTCCACGAAGGCGGTCAACTACTCCGTTCCAGTAACCTGCTGTGTCACGGATATTGCCAATAAACAAATCAGGAGAAAAACCAACACCTGTTACCGCTGCCGTTGTCCCTGTTCCAGTTCTAGTCACAGGCTTAAAAACCTCAGTGCCCGCTTCAGGAGTCTTCATTGGTCTGCGGATGGCCATGTAGATGTGTGTCTCACCCGCAGTTCCAAGACCATCTATCGAAAAGCCTTGTGCATGAGGAACCCACACAGCAAAAGGAGCATTAAGCGTTTCGGCACTACTGCTATTAGGGATTAAGTAACGTGAAGAGCTTACGCTCATATCTCTCATTGAATCGGTTATGTACCAATCAGCCGTCCCAGTTGCACTCTTAGTCATTATCCATTGTGGTTCAAATCCTATATTTTGCAGAGGAGCATCAGAGGAACCGTCAGTAGTAAAACTCCCACACTTAATAATACTCTCGTCACCATCGTCTCCAAAGCCTCCTGCGTCTGAGGCGAATAGGTAGGCTACGTAGGT